AGACGCCATTCGCCAGCTACGACCCCGACTCGTCGTCCTGGAGAACGTGCGGGGTCATCTCACTCTGGGAATCGACAGAGTTCTCGGAGACCTGGCCGAGCTCGGGTATGACACAAGGTGGGTTTGCGTTCCAGCTTCCGCAGCCGGCGCCCCGCATCGTCGAGAGCGGATCTTCATCGCTGCCTACCCCGCGGGCCAGCCGGGGAGCGTCGGGGACAGAGACGATGTACGCGCTGGGCGCGGAGCGGTCGAACGAGAACCGGCCGCAGGGCGAGGTTCTGCTGAAGACACCGACCGCTCAACTCGCGATCAACGGCGGGTCGCAGCACCCGGACAAGAGGAAAGCCGGTGGTCACGGGCCGACGCTGGCAGACGAAGTGGAACACCTTCTGCCGACACCGACAGCGATGGACTCGGGAGCGTCGGGGGGATCGACCACGTCGAATGTCACGCTGACGGACCTGACAGTTCGGACTCGATTTGGCGCGACTACGAACCCGCGATTCGACGGTGGGAAAACGTCATCGGAAGGCTGGCCCCTTCCCCAACCTCTCCGGATGGGCGAAACGGAGCCCACCGACTCTCAGCCCGATTTGTGGAATGGATGATGGGCCTCCCCGAAGGCCACGTCACCAACGTTGGGTTGACGCGGGCGCAGCAGTTGAAGGCGTTGGGGAATGGTGTTGTGCCGCAGCAGGCGGCGTTGGCATTGCGACTGATGGGATTCAAGGAGGCCGGCCCGTGCCGCGTAAGAGACCTGTAAATCGAAGGCTGGGCACTTACCACCCGCACTCGGGTGAGTACGAGTGCGGGATGGCATACGTCGCGGGCCGAGGCACGTACTACGGAGCGAGCTGGCATCCGTGTTCGAAGCTTGTCAACCACGAAGGGAAGTGCGGCGATGAAGACAACTCCGCCCACTAATGCGACCGGTATTACGCCCGCCTTTTGGAGGCAGCGGATATGGGGAGAGGGACGCCCTGTGAGCACGCGAATCAAGTACAGGATCACTGTCCACGACGAGACAGGGGAAGCGGTCGTTGGGTTCAACGCATCGTCACGCTGGCGCGCGCTGCTGTGGCTGGTCTTCGGATGAGAGAGGGTGGCATGACGGACGAACTGCTTGCAGCGGTGAATGCCCTGACGAGCTCAGAGGTAACCCACTACGCGCAGTACGACGATGACGGAAAGCTGATCCGCACCCACACGGTCACCCTCGACCCGCTACTGGACAGACTCGTCGCGGCGATTCATTCGTCAACGTCGGGGAAGGCGGGGGGTGGCAACCCGGCAACTCGCGCCGTTCTCAATTCGGATGCCCTGTTCGCGTCTATGCGGATCACGTCGCAGATCACCGACTGGTGCAACGCGGCTCGTGTGACGCCGACACGGAACCCTGCGAGAGATCTGCGGGCGTGGTATTCAGAGTATGAAGGGGCGGAGGCGTTCTACATTAGGCAGCTCCGCAAGTGGGCATGGACGATCCGCAACCTGCTGGACCCGCCCCGCACGTTTCAGATCACCGCACCATGCCCCGAATGCAAGGCAACCGAGTACACGGACAAGGAGGGCGACATCCGGCCCCATCCGCTACGCCCTGAGTACCCGGACCCGGAATCCGCGCTCGAGGCCGTGGTCATATGCCAGGCGTGCGGGCAGATGTTCGGCGGGGGAGAGTTCGCTCTCCGCTCGTTGCGGTTCGACATCGACGCGCAGGAGCCGCCGAGGGAGGAATAACTTTGCGTTATGCGTTGCGCGAAACCCATAACGTGCAGTAGAATGTGACCACCGGTGTTCGGCGTTCCCGAAATCGGACCACTCCAACCCCGTTGACACTGTCGGCGGGGTCTTTCCGTTAACGGACCTCCTCGGTAGTCGTGCGCGGCATAACCGGGTTGCAGGATGGCACGCCCAGGAGCGCGCCGGCACAACAGTGAGCCAAGACCGCACATTGCGCGAGCTCCACACAGGCCCGAGCCGGGTAAAGCCGTTGGCGGGCCGTCCCCTTCTTTCCGTCGCTTCCCCTGCGTCGGGGGAGCCCAATCACGGGGGTAACCGTGGCACTCGACAAGCTCCGCGCCGACCTTGAGGAAGCGCGCCGACAGAAGCCCGCAACGTTCGCGGCATGGTTGGAAACCACCGACCCCGTGACCCGGGATCTCGTCATGGAGTACATCACTGACACGTCGGTGATGATTGATCCTTTGGTGGCGAAGTTGCGGAAGAACGATATCCCGATTACGCGGGAGACGGTGGAGAAGTACCGTGACGCTAGCTGATGATCTTGATGCGTTGACGGTTCCGACGCCGCCGAAGAAGTTTCAGCAGCACGCCGAGTTCGACGAGAACGGTGGCACCGCCGCTACCGGGCCTGTTCGCCGCATGGTCACCGACTACGCCGAACTCCTCACACTCGCCGGCCTCGACCCTGACAACTTCCGCATCGTCGGAAAAGTCAGCCAGTGGACCAAGACCCACCACGACCGGGAAGACACCTACAGTTTCTTCTTCGCCTTCGAAGCCATAACGGCCGGCGAAGAAGCCCTAGACCTCCCTGCCCTCTACGCCGAGGCGAGACGAGCACCACGAAAGCCCATCAGGGCTACGGCCACAAGCCGAGTAACCATCGTCGCTCTTTCGGACGTTCAAGCGGGCAAGGTAGACCATCGCGGCGGGACGCCGGAACTCATCGACCGGCTTACCGGGATGAGGGAACGCCTCGCCGCCCACCTCAAGACCCGGAAACCGCAGGCGACCGTGCTCGCTGAGGTCGGGGACCTGTTTGAGGGGTTCGAGTCCGGTGGGAACCCGATGTTCACCAACGATCTGTCGTTGGCGCAGCAGATGGACCTTGCTGGGACTGAGGTGTACCGGTTCGTTGAGGTGATGCAACGTCACGGTCGTGTCGACGTGGTGACAGTCACCTCCAATCACACTTCCTGGCGCCGGGGCAAGCAGCAGCTTGGCCGGCCTGGGGATGACCTCGGGATCTTCGTCCACCGCCAGGTGCAGAAGGTCGCTGCGGCGGCTGGAATCGACGCCCACTGGACCTTCCCCGGGATGTACGAAGAGTCCGTCGTGTTCGACGTACTCGGCACGAAGCTCGGAGTCGTGCACGGCAACCAGTTCTCACCCGGTCAGGCTGTGGGCTGGTGGCAGAAGCAGCAGCACGGCGGCGGACCGACTGCGACCGCCGACGTCTTGGTCTCTGGGCACTACCACAATCTGACTGTCATCCCCTCGGGCCGCAACCCGTCAACGGGTAGGTCGAAGTGGTGGCTTCAGTGCCCTACGACCGATTCGGGGTCGTCCTGGTACGCAAATGCTGCTGGTGGGACGGACTCAGACCCGGGCTTGCTCGTGTTTGACATCACCGAGGATGGTTTCGATCTCTCCTCGTTGACGGTCCTCTGATGGCTCGGCGCCCTTCACCGATCAAGTGTTCGGTGGACGACTGTCCGCGATCGATGTCAGCCCGAGGCATGTGCCTTATGCACTACAAGCGTTGGCGGCGCAATGGATCGCCTGATCTGCTCGAGCGCAACCTGGGGCCGTCCGAAATCCTGCCAGGTTACGTCAGGGCCAAGCATGGTGGGTATGTGCGGCTGATCCGCTACAACGGGGACGGCCCGCCCGACCGCGTCATGGAACACCGAGCAGTGATGGAAGCAGTCATCGGACGCCCGCTGCTCCCTGAAGAGAACGTGCACCACGTCAACGGTGATCGGGGCGACAACCGCCCTGAGAACCTCGAGCTGTGGTCAACCTCGCAACCATGCGGGCAGCGCGTTGAAGACAAGGTGGCGTGGGCGCGCGAAATCCTCGCGCTCTACGCCCCTGAATCGGTCCTCTAGGACGGGCGGTGTCGCCATGCTTGATGCGACCAGACGGTGTGACGGGAAAGAGTGCGGCGCGCAAGCGTATGTGTTCGTTGAGATCGGTGAACACGAGCTCGGGTACTGCGGCCATCACGGCACGAAGTATTGGAGCCGTCTCCACGAGGTAGCTGACCGGGTGTTCGATTTCCGGTACCTCATCGCGGAGGACTCCTGATGTGTCGTTGTGACGCGGGTGAGTGCGGGGATGCGGTGGTTGAGTACATCGACTCGCGGATCGGGCGTCTCGTCGCAGAACAAGCTGACCCGCCGCTTAAGTCGCATGCAATTGAGGGCGAGGGCTCAAAGTGACTGACACTCAAACGTGCACGATGACATTGGTCCTCGATTACGACTCCGTGGACTGCTACCTGAACGCTGGTCACGCCGGCCCACACAAGTGCGCGGGTGAGGGCGGCAATCTCTGGTGGGACTACGCCAGATGAGCGCATACGACGACCTGTGTGCTGCGGTCCGTGACTACTACGCCGCTGTGGAACCCGACGCCTACGTAGAAGCGTGGGTGTTGATCTCGCACAGGCTCAGCCCAGAGATGGAGCAAGACGGGCAGTCCACGGTTGGTGTGTTGTCGTCCCCTGAAATGTCGTGGGTGATGAAGCGTGGCCTGTTGGATGTGGCGCTCACTGAGGACCGGGCATCAGCAACAGTCCCGGAAGATGACGATGACTGACCCTTGCGATCACGGTCCCCATGTGGTCCTCATGTTCGGTGAACGCGAGTGCCTGGACTGCGGGCACGTAGAGTCACCGGGTCCGAGCGTCCCACTCCTTGACGATCGTTGACACGCGTACCTTCGGGCTGAGAGCTCGTTCCATGAGAGCCCTTTCCCCATCGTCCCCGCACCATGACAGCAAACCCGTGAGCGCTTCGGCTCCGTAGCGCTGCACTTGCCGGCGGGCGGCGCGGATCGCACCGTCGACTTGTTCGGGCGTTGTTCCCCATGTGGCGCGTCGTTCACGAGTGGTGACGATGAAGGCCACTTTGTCTGCGTACATCCTGGGCATGACGCTAACCCTACCAAACCGGCGAGGTTAGGGTCAATGGTTCTGATTGACGATTGATCTGAGGGGGGTTCTCGTCTATCTCGTCGCGGTGACGACGCAAACCACACCACGGGGCTGACTGGAAAGCCCGACACCCGAAGACGCCACGCTACGACGTGGCTGCGCTGCAAGCCTTCGGTGGTCGGATACACGCGGTTCGACTCCGCGCAGCTCCACGCCGTAAGCCCGTCGTGAGACGGCAGGGTATAGCCGGGTGCGCGATCCCGGACCCCAAACTTCCCGAGTGACTTTGCCGATACGTCACCGGGTCGGAGTAGATCGGCTGAGCGGTTTCATGCAGTGGCCCGCCAGGTGAACCCAAGCAAAGCTGCCGCCCCGCCACGTCATGCGCACGACCACACATCTGCGCCTCTGACGTGTGCATGGTTCTGTAGCTCAGTTGGTTAGAGCGCTGCCCTGTCACGGCAGAGGTCGCCGGTTCAAGTCCGGTCAGTACCGCACGATTCCCTTCGACCTGAACCTCCGAGGTACACCATGCGCGTGTGCTCAGGTACGGGCGACTTCCTCGGGCGTAAAGGGCTCGGGGATCAACCCGGCACGAATCATGCGGTCCTCCGCAAGAGCCGCCCTGAACTGCTCCCCAATCCGCTTAGCGAGCGCCGCATCACTGGCGCTCAAGTTCAGATCGGTCCCCTTGAAACCCCTCATGGTCCCCTCCATTGGTCGGATTAGCGAAGCCTAACGGCAAGGGGGCGTGACATGACATCCCCCAGGCACAACGCCAACGGGTACCGCAGACGCGAACTCGTCAAGAGAGTACGTGCAGAAGAGACCCTGTGCGCCCTCTGCGACAAGCCCGTGGATAAGACCCTAGGCATGAAGCCCGGGGAGCATGGCCGGAAATGCCCTGGTGGGGGGTGTGCCGGCTGCATCCCACATCCTCAACGAGGCGAAGTAGACGAAGACCTACCCCGCTCAAGAGGTGGCTCACCCTACAAGCGATCCAACTGTCGCCTCATGCACCGCGACTGCAACAGATGGAAGTCAGACATGACCTTGAGTGAAGCAAGAAAGAAGCTTCACGGCTCTACAGGACCAGTCAGTCCCACCGTCGCATCGCCCATCTGGTAACCCACACACATACACCCAACGGGGGACCCCTCCCACCCCCCGCCTAGGCACCCCCGAGGTACTGGGCCTTTTCACACACGGCAGTTTTCGACCCTTTTGGAGGCGTCATGGCTGATCGTGCGGCGGAGCTTGAAGACCTGCGGGCGTTCCTTTGGGAGTCGATTCGGGCTGTCGATCCTGACAAGCGTGCGCCTCTCGCGAATCAACTGCGGGCGACGCTGACGGAGCTCGCGGAGTTGACCAAGGGTTCTGGGAAGGTTGGTGACCCGGTTGACGAAATCACCGCCCGTCGCGCTGCTCGGAGAGCAGGCACCGCCTAGGGTTCTGGTTCTCCCGGATCGTTCGGTTGCGAACGACTGGGAGGACGTTGCTGACCTGAGTGCTGGCTATGGCCTGTCGCTTGATGGGTGGCAGGAGGATGTTCTTCGTGCTGCGATGGGTGTCCGTTCGGATGGTACGTGGGCGGCGAAGCAGATTGGTGTTTCGGCGCCGCGGCAGAACGGCAAGTCGCAACTGATTGTGGCTCGAGCGTTGGCCGGCGCGCTGGTTCTGGGTGAGAAGAAGATCATCATCTCTGCTCATCAGCAGGACACGGCGCGGGAGACGTTCGCGAAGTTCCTTGAGATGTTCGACGCTAACGATCTGTTGCGGTCGAAGGTGAAGCAGGTGATGAACGCCCTCAACCGGGAGTTCATCAAGTTCACGAACGGTGCGGAGATCCGGTTCAAGGCCCGGTCTACTGCTGGTGGTCGTGGCTTCTCGTCGGATCTGCTGTTGTTGGATGAGGCGCAGATTCTCGGGATGCCGGCGTGGGTGTCGATCAACTCGACGATGTCGGCGCGCCCGAATCCTCAGATTTGGCTTCTCGGCACTCCGCCTACGCCGGAGGATAACGGCGAGGTGTTCACGTTCATCCGTGATGCTGCGATGGCTGGGCGTTCGTCGGCTCTCGCGTACCTTGAGTGGTCGGCGGAGCCTGACGATGATCCTGCGTTGTCTGAGACGCGGGCGAAGGCTAACCCTGCCTGGCATACGCGCATCAATCACGATGTCGTGCAGGGCGAGTTTGAGACCTACCCGGCGATCCGGTTTGCGATGGACCGTCTGGGCATCTGGGCTACCGAGCTTGAAATCTCGGGTGCGATCTCGTCTGCTACGTGGGGTGGCCTTGCTGTTGACGAGGCTCCTGCGGGGCAGCTTGGCGCGTTCGCTGTGGCGTTCTCGGCCGATGGCATGCGGTACTCCGTCGCCGGCGCACTGACTCACGGTGAGAACGCGCACGTGGAGCTCATCAGCGCTGACGTGGGTTCGGTTGATGCCGGGCTTGCACCTCTGGCGGATTGGTTCACGGAGCGGGTCGGTGGAGTTTCCCGGTGGCGTCGTGTCGAGTCGATTGTGATTTCGGGGCGTGCTGGCGCGGCCGTGCTGGCGCAGCTTCTCAAAGAGCGTGGTGTTTCTGAACGACGGATCACGCTCCCATCGACGGCTCAGTATTTCGAGGCGTGTGGTGCGCTGCTCGAGCGGTGCAGGCAGGGCACGGTCTCTCATCTTCGCGAGGGGCAGGAGCGGCTGGATGAGTCCGTGCTTGGCGCGGTTCAGAAGCAACGCACGCGTGATGGTGCGTGGGGTTGGGAAGTACCCGGTGGGGATGAAACACCGGTTGAGGCAGTGAGTTTGGCGCTACTCGGCGCGCGAACTTCGCGTCGGGGCACTCCCCGCCGCATCTACTAAAGGGGGTTTGCATGGCCGTTACGCCTGCTGAATGGCTCCCGGTATTGGCTAAGCGGCTCGATGACCGGCGTGCCCGTGTCGATCTGCTGATGTCGTATGTGACGGGCGATGCACCACTGCCGGAGATGAATCGGGCTACCCGTGAGGCGTGGCAGAGGTTTCAGCGTGAGGCTCGGACGTCGTTCGGGTTGCTCGTGGTTGAAGCGTTGACTGATCGGTTTGTTCCGAACGGTGTGCGGGTCGGCGGCGATGATGTGTCTGAGGCGACGGTTGCCGCGCGGCGGATCTTCCGTGATAACCGCCTTTCGGTGGTGTTCCCGGATGCTGCGCGTGATGCGTTTACGGCGTCGGTTGGATACCTGATTGTCGGCGAGGACTCGGGCAAGGCGGTTATCACCGCCGAATCGCCGCAGTTCGTCATCACAGCGCCCGACCCGCTGCGTCCTTGGGTTTCTCGAGCGGCCCTCAAGGTCTATCGGGACTCAGACGAGGGAGCTGACTTCGCGTTCGTGTGGGCTGACGGTAACCGGCAGCTGTTCACGCGCCCCATTGCGGACCCGTCCTCATCCGAGCCTTACAACTTCACGTCTGAGGGTGAATGGCTCTCGGTGGATGAGCCGCAGCGGTATTCGGGGAACGTTCCCGTCTTCGCCCTTGAGAACAAGGGTGGTGTGGGTGAGTTCGAGCCCCACATGGACATCCTGAATCGCATCAACCGCAACCTGCTACAGCGTCTTACCACTGTGGCGATGCAGGCGTTCAAACAGCGCATGGTTGAGGGCGGCTTGCCTGAGACTGACAACACCGGCAACGACATGGACTGGGCTCAGGTGTTCGAGCCTTCGCCGGGTGCGCTGTGGGATCTCCCCGAGGGCATCAAGGTCAGTGAGCTCGCTGATGGTTCCGCTGGGATCATGGCGATGCTTCAGGCGGAGGATGCGGATCTTCGCGCGTTCGCTGCGGTTACTCAGACGCCTCTCCCCATGCTGATGCCTGACGGTGCGAACCAGTCTGCGGAGGGCGCTCAGTTCTCCCGCGAGGGCTTGGTGCTGAAGGCTGAGGACCGGGTGGACCGGTTCAAGCCGGCGCTCGCTCTGGCACTCGTCTACGCACTCCGCATCGAGGGGATCAAGGATGTCGACGACGTGGAGGTTCTGTTCGAGCCTGCGGCTTACGTGACTCTCTCGGAGAAGTACGCAGCGGCAGCGCAGGCTTCCGGGCTTCTCGCGATCCGCACGATTCAGCGGCAGATCCTCGGCATGTCTCAGGCGGCTATCGCTGAGGACGAGGTGAACCGCGCGGCGGAGCAGTTGCAAGCGTTCACGTTGACGGGCGGGGCGGATGCCGAGCAGCAGTGACCGGATCATCCTCGGGTACGCGGCGGCGGTCGCTGATGTTCGTAAGCGGGTAATCCAGTTCGCGCGTACCGCATGGCTGGGCATGCCGGACTACCGGGATGCGGACGTTGACCGTCTCGTGCGGCTCGTCACTCCAGTTGTGCTCGCAGGACAGACCCGCGCGGCATCCCTGACGGTTGCGTACCTCCAGGCGCTCGCCACATCGGCTGGCGTGACGCTCACAGGCGCGGTAGACGCCTCTGTAATGGCCTATCGCGGCGTCCCAGCGACGGACGTGTACCGGCGTCCTGCCGTGACGCTATACACGGCCCTAGCGAACGGCGTTTCGTTCACCGATGCGAAGGCGCAAGGGCTTACTCGGCTTGTGTCGCTGGCGTCTACGGACATTCAGCAGGCGCGCAACCGGCAGGCCGCAGCATCCATCGCCGGCTCAGGGTTCAAGTCGTTCTCTCGTGTGCTGTCTGGCACGGAGGACTGCGAGCTCTGCACGGTAGCCGCTGACCGGACCTACTACCGGGGCGACCTGATGCCGATCCATCCAGGCTGTGTACCCGGCGACTCAGTACTTTCGCCCATAGCGGGCGGAAGCACCCATCTTGCCGATTTCGCTTGGGGTGAGGTTGAGGCTGTTTCGCGCCGACTGTTCGAGGGTGAACTCATCGAGTTCGTCACGGCCAGAGGCGATGAGGTGCGCGTCACCCCGAATCACCCTGTACTCACCGCGAAGGGCTGGATTCCGGCTCACCTCCTGAGCGAAGGCGACACAGTATTCAGCAGCGGCTCGCGTGAGCGGGTAGTTACTGGTGGCCCATACGTAAACGAGCGCCCAGCCTTCGCCGAGGATGTATTTGACGCGGCGCGGATGGCGTTCCCCCTTGTACGCGTGCCACTCGCCGCCGAGGATTTCCACGCCGACGCTGCCGAGGGTGAAGTCGAGATTGTATATACCCACGGCAACTTCCCGACGCCACGGAACGCCGATCCTGTCGAGGGAGCGAGCGAACTTGGCTTCGTGCACGCTCATGGCGGGCGGGTTGCGCTCGATGGTAGCGGCGCGCTTGGCCCGCTCATCCCACGTAGCCTTTCGGCCCTTGGTAGCGGAGTGGGCGGCGGCTACCTGAGCGGCGATCTGCTCCGGGGTCATCCGACTGGCTCGGTTGAGGCCAGCGGAACTGCGTCCGCGCGGTTCGATGCCCCTGCTGGTGAGTTCTCGCCGGAGAGCGCCTCGGTCTACGCCAGTCAGGGATTGGATCTTGTACGCCGACTCGCCAGCGACGTAGAGGGCGACCGCGTTGTCAAGCTTCGCCGGGTCGGTTGGTCGGGTCATGTGTTCAATCTCCACACTCGTGAGGGCTGGTACTCATCCAACAATCACATTGTATCAAATTGTGACTGCGGCGTGGCCCCTAACGGCTTCGGGCGCGCAAGCGAGCCGCTAGAGGGCGCCCGCGAAACTGCCGTCCACGAACACGGGGAATACGGCCCGACCCTTGGCTGGGCTGGGGACACCTTCACCAGCCGGGACGACTTCTAACACTTCCCACTCATGTGGGTTGGCCTCACCGAAACGGTGGGGCTTTTTCTATGCCCGAAACGGGAGACACATGTCTGACACCAACAACCAATCCGTCGCGATCGGTGAAGGCGCACTCGCGTCTGACAACACCGCGGTCGCTGTGGGCGAAACGGCCACAGCAACAGAGGAAGAGTCGTCAGTTGACTTTGCCGCTGAAGCCGCGAAGTGGAAGGAACTGGCTCGCAAGAACGAGGCTCGCGCCAAAGAGAACGCGGACAAGGCGAAACGCTTTGACCAGATCGAAGAAGCGAGCAAGACGGACCTAGAGAAGGCTCAGGCTCGGATCGACGAGCTCGAGCGCACGTCGGCTGAGGCCAACGCTGCACGTATCCGGTCGGAGATCGCCCGCACCAAGGGTGTCCCGGTCGAACTTCTCACGGGTTCCGATGAGGACTCGCTGACCGCCCAGGCGGACGCGCTTCTCGCATTCAAAGGCACGCAGGCGACTGCCCCCTCGTCCGAGGGCCAGGGCAAGCGCGGCGAGCCAGTCGGTGCCGGTGTCAAGCAACTCACTCGTGATGAATACACCCGCCTCACCCCGGAGCAGAAGATCGCGGCGCGCGATAGCGGCGCGCTCGCACGCCTGCTCGAGGGATGAGCAACAACTACTAGGAGACAGAAATGGCACTTGGCGACATCATTCCCGACCTTTGGTCGGCACAGCTGCTGGTCGCGCTTCGCAAGAACGCGGTCGGCGTGAGCCTCTGCAACCGTGACTACGAGGGCGAGATCCGCCGTCAGGGTGACTCGGTGAAGATCACGTCGATCGACAACGTGACGATCAGCGACTACACCCAGCACACGGACCTGACCGTGGAAGCCCTCGGGGACGCCACTCGTTCGCTGCTGATCGACAAGGCGAAGTCGTTTGCCTTCTCGGTGGAGCGCATCGAACAGGTGCAGGCCGTCGCAGGCTCGTCCGCCATCGACCAGGGCCTCGACAACGCGTCGTACCAGCTCGCGGATGTCGCTGACGCGATCATTCTCGACGCGATCAACGACGCCGCGGAGGCAACGGGCAACGACATCGGCACCGTCGCGGTCCACACGACGGCACAGAACATCTACGACGCGTTCGTGGACCTCAACAAGGTTCTGTCGGACAACAACGTCCCGAAGTCGGGCCGTTACGCCGTCGTCTCGCCGGCCATCATGGCTCGACTGACGAAGCTCAACCTTCTGGTCGGCGCGGGCGATGGCCTCGGTGCCGATGTTCGCACGTCCGGTTGGGTCGGTCGCCTCGCGGGTCTCGACATCTACGAGTCGAACAACCTTCCCGCCGTGACCGACGCTGCTGCCACTGGTGGCCTCGTGATCGCGGGTCACCGCATCGCGACCACCTACGCGGACCAGATCGTTGAGACCAGCCGGACCCCGATGGAGCGTCGCTTCGCCGACCTCGTCAAGGGCCTGCACGTCTACGGCGTGAAGGTGACCCGTCCGACCGCGGTCGCCAAGGTCGAGTTCGACGCGACCGCGTAATTCAACTGACTCTGAGGGGGTGAGGGTATGGCTGTTGTTCAATTGGCGTCACAGGATGACGTTGAGTCGTCCTTCGGTCGTGTCCTCACCTCCGAGGAGGCGCGGCGGGTCGATGCGATCCTCGACAAGCTCTCGGAACTGTTCAGGCGTGAGTCTGGCCAGCGCTTCACGGTGGGTTCGTCCACGGTGCGGCTGAAGGTGAACGCCGGCCGGGTGTATCTGCCACAGGTGCCGCTTGTGGAGGTTGTGTCGGTCGTTGACGATGACGCTGTGGCGGTGGAGTACACCGCTGCGGGTTCGTGGCTGACGGTCGACATGGCCTCGAATGAGTTCGTCACCGTCGAGTATGAACACGGCAGTGCTAAGGCGCCGGATCTCGTGCGTCTGGCGGTCGCTGACGCGGCCCGTCAGGTGCTTTCTGTCGACCCCTACGCGGCGACTGGTGTGTCTCAGCGTGGCGTGACTACGGGGCCGTTCTCGGACCAGTTCACCTATGCGGGGTGGGCGCAGGGTGGTTCTGCTCGGCTTTCGCCGGATGATGTTGCTCTTGCTCGCTCTTTCCGGGTGAAGGTGCCGACTGTCTGGGTGCAGTCCCCGTGAGGGCGGTCGCGGAGTTCGTGTCTCACGCGGCATTCGAGGCTGGGGCTGAGGATTCGCACGGCAACCCGGTAGAGGCGTGGGCTACTGCAACTTCGGTGGGCGTGTATGCGTTCGACCCGGGGGCAACCTCGGAGCCGCGGGAACCGGGCCGCGACCGGGTGGACACGTCCCCGACGCTCTACCTTCCGTCGACTGTCGTCTTCGGTGCGCGGGACCGGGTGACCGCCCGGGGCGTGCTGTACGAGGTGGAAGGTGTCACCCGCCAGTTCGTGCACCCCACGGACGCCGACCGTGCCGCGAATGTGGCGACACTGCGGGCGGTGATCGGGTGAACGTCAAGTGGAAGTTCCACGTCATCAAGGGCTACTGGGAGTTCCAGCGTCAGGCCGCTGTCGGTGAGGCGCTGTTGGCCCGTGGTGAGGCTATCGCCGCCGCCGCGGGGGATGGTGTGGAGGCGGAACTTACACCGCGTCAGGCGGGGCGTCGCGGGACACCGGTTGTCCGGGTTCGGACGGTCACGAACGAGGCGCGTGAAGCCGAGGCGCAGTCGCGCACGTTGACACGAGCGTTGGATGCGGGGCGGCAGTGATGGAAGCGATCAAGTTCCCCGATGTTGAGGCGCTGCTAGTCGAGTACCTGAACGGGCTGCTCGCGGAGCCGGTGTCCACGAAGGTTCCTTCCCCTCGCCCTGCGACGTTCGTGCGGATCATGCGGACGGGCGGGTTCACCACTGGGCTCGTCACTGACGAAGCACTCATCACGTTTGAGGCGTGGGCGGCAACCGGGCCGGCCGCGCAGGATCTCGCGCAGCGCGTCCGCGCATACCTACGTGCCGTCGATGTTGTCGACGGTGTCCAGTTCTACGGGCCTATCAATCCGACTGGCCCGGTCAATCTTCCTGATCCTGCTACTCAGCAGGCCAGGTACACGGGCCTGGTGTCCGTTGGGGTTCGCGGCACCGCCATCTAGAACCCATCCCTCAAAAGGTGACGGCGATTCATCCATAAGGGAGTTGATATGCCTACTGCTGCAAACGTGCGCGTTGGCAAGCCGAAGTCTACGGGTGGCGTGTACGCGGGTGCGCTTGCGGCTGTCGCCCCGGATGACGCTGCCACTGCGCTTGATGTCGGTTTCGCATCGCTTGGGTACGTCTCGGAAGAGGGCGTGACCCAGACGAAGGGGATCGAGACGGAGACGATGGTCGCCTGGGGTGGTGACGAGGTGCGGGTGATGAAGACTTCCGACGCGCTCTCGTACTCGCTGACGCTCATCGAAACGTCCCCTGCGGTTCTCGCTGAGTATTTCGGTGCCGACAACGTGGCGACGGTCACTGGTGTCACGACGGTCTCCGTCAACGGCACCGAACTGCCGCGCCGGTCCTACGTCTTCGAGCTCCTCGACGGGGACTCCGCGATTCGCGTCTACCTTCCGGTCGCGCAGATCACCAACACCGACGACATCACGTTCGTGGACGGCGAGCCCATCGGGTTCCCGATCACCATCTCGGCCTACCCCGACGAGGCCGGCAACAAGGCGTACTGGTTCCTTGAGGACGTGGGCGCCTAACCAAAGACATGGGGTGGGTGGAGAACTTCGCCGTCACGCCACCCACCCCAGCAGTACCTCAAGTGACGGCAGAAAAGGTGACGGCTAATGGTGTATCAGGTTCCCCCTTCGAATGCGTCGAAGGATCAGAACAAGTTCAAGTTCGAGGTTGATGGCGTGGAGCATGTCATCCCCAAGCTGAAGTTCCTCCCTGTGGGGACTGCGGAGAAGCTGGCGGACCCGGAGGTTTCGGAGTCGGTGAAGATGCTGCTCCCCTTCCCCGAGGGTCCGGTGCGGGATGCGGTTCGCACTCTTGACAGTGAGCAGTTCCAGGGGCTCGTGCAGGCGTACCGCGACGATTCCGGCATCAGCGTGGGGGAATCCTCGGCCTCCTAGAGTTCGTTCGCGAGTTCGAGGAGGCCGTTGAGTTTCATCTGATCGTCCTCGGGCTGCGGCTGGAATGGCTTGGCTCTGAGGCGCTGTCATGGCGTGATCTGTTGCTCATCGCGAAGTTCGCAGAACCGACGTCGGTTCTGTTCCGTGCCGTTCATGGGCATGTGTGGACCGACACGGAACAACTGTTGGCGATCGTGGCCGATAGCGTGCGCGCGGCGAACTGGCAGCGCGCGGGTGGCAAGGGCGGCAAACCAAAGCCTCTGCCTCGCCCGAAGCCGAAGCCGCGGAAGTTGAGCCCCGATGAGATTCGCGATCTCGGGCGCGGTGTGGCACGTACCGGTGCGATGGGAACGGCCCGCGATATGTCCGATGTGAAGTCTTGGTTGGAGGCTAAGAATGGCCGCAGGCGTTGAGCTCGCAACAGCGTATTTCAGCCTCGTCCCTTCGATGGACGGGGTGGCTGGAGCTACGAAGCAGGGCTTCGGTGACAGTCAGATTGACAAGACTGCCGAGGAGGCTGGTAAGCGCACGGGTGGACGGTTCACTGCCGGCGCGAGGGTAGCGATCACTGCGGGTGCTGCTGCGTTGTCAGCGGGCATCGTCAAGGTGTTTCAGACGGGCATGGAGGAGTTGAAGTTCGGTGAGCAGATCAGTGCTCAGACGGATCAGCTCATTGCTAACACGGGTGCGGCGTTTTCTACCTCATGGGTGGAGGATTACACGCTCGCGCTGTCGCAGGTGTCGGGCATCTCGGAAGAGGCGTTGCAGGAGGCGGGCAACAGCGTTCTGAAGTTCGGGGATGTGAGCCAGGGGAACTTCGAGCGCGCCGTTGACGCGATCAACAACATGGGCGCGGCTGGCAAGGACGTCAAGGGTGTTGGTGAGGCGCTGGGTAAGGCTCTCGCTGAACCGGCCGAAGCTGCGGGGCTCCTGAAGCGTGCCGGCGTGATCCTCGACGACGAGCAGCAGAAACTTATCGACAGTTTCACTGCGGTTGGGGATAAGGCTGGCGCCCAGGCTGTCATCCTCGATTCGCTCGAGGGCACGTATGGCGGGATGGCTGAGGCGACCGGTGCAACGCTGACGGGCAACCTGAACAAGCTCGGCAACGCATGGGAAAACACGGCCGCGGTAGCCGTGGAAGCCCTCATGCCCGCGATCATGGGCATCGTCGATGTCCTCGGTGTTGTGTTCACGTGGATTCAGGACAACGAAGGCATCATGCCTCTCCTCGCGGTCGGTGTCGGCATCCTCGCGGCAGCATTCATCGCACTCAGCGTTGCGATGTGGGCGGCTTCGGTGACCCCCATCGGGCTCGCCATCGCCGGCATCGTGATTGCCATTGGCCTACTCATCGCGGGCATCGTCGCGCTGGTCATGAACTGGGACACGGTGGTGAAGTTCATCTCCGACATCTGGGGTGGCTTCCTGGACTGGGTGGCTTCGGTAACCGAGGGATTCGTCTCCTGGTGGAACGACGTTTGGGAGGGCTTCGGCAACTTCCTCGCTGACATCTGGCGGAACATCGTCGTGGGCATCGAGACGGCGCTCGGTTTCGTGAGCGCAATCATCGGCAAGGTGCTGGGAACGATCACCGGGGTGTGGGAGTCGATGTGGCAGGGGATGGTTGACTTCCTCAGCACTGTGTTCGCTGGGATTGTCGGGGTGGCGAAGGCTCCTATCAACGGGATCATTGCGCTCATCAACGGCGCGATCGAGGCGCTGAATCAGCTCAGTGTGACGATTCCTGATTGGGTGCCGGTCATTGGTGGTGAGACGTGGGGGTTGAATCTTCCGAAGATCCCGATGCTTGCTGAGGGTGGCACGATTCTGCGTTCCGGTTCGGTGATCGTCGGGGAGAACGGTCCCGAGCTCCTGCGGTTGCCGCGCGGCGCTTCCGTCGACCCGGACATCAGCGGCGCCGACACAGGCACGGGCATCAACCTCACGCAGAACATCTACCCCTCCGAGGGCATGAGTGAAGAGCAGATCGGCCGCATCTCCGCGGAGAAGATCGCGTTCCGCATGAGGGGGAACTGATGCGCGCAACCCTGGACGGGCTTGAGTTCGTCTTCGCGGGCTCGGGTGATGCCACATACATCCTCGACTCTAACGACGGGCTCAAGGGCTGGTTCGAGGGTGTGGAGATGCGTCACGAAACCGTCGAACGACCCACGGGTGACGGCGACTTCGACGCGCCCGCATTCCTAGCCTCGCGGCTCATCACGCTCACCGGGTGGATTCTCACCGATTCCGACGATGCGGCTTTTGAGGTTGCGATGAAGGGTCTTGAGGATCTGCTTGCCGATGGGAGCATGTCGGAGTTCGCGGTGGAGCAGGCGACGGGTACGTACACGTGCCAGGTTCGCCGGCACGGTTCCCCTGAGCTCGACTTGGTTGTGTACGGGCGGTCGGCACGGTTCCAGTTGCAGTTGTGGGCTCCCGATCCGACGAAGGTGTTGCTCCCGTGACGTGGGTGAATAAGGTCTACTACACGCATGACGGTGCATACGCGGGGACGCTGCCGTGCAGTGATGCCAACTGGCAGACGCGGATCACTGGGCAGGGTTCGGCGGATCACACGGTGCGTGCGTTCGGGTCGGGTCTGTCTCAGGCGGATCTGGAAGAGCTGACGCTTGGGAACCGGTACACGATCACTCAGGAGTGGGCGGCTACCGATTACGTGGCGTATGCGGGTGTCATCCAGCGGGACGTGTGGGATGACAAGTCTCGGACTGTGAGTCTCTCGAGTACTGAGCTGCGTGGGGCGTATTTCAACGACCGCATGATGTGGCCGGTGTCCGCCTACCACCCGACAAACTCCGTGCTTACGGTGACGAACAAGTCACGCTCGGGTGCTGTGCGTGCCATCTTCGACCCGTTGTTCGCGATCGCGTACTTGCCCATTGACCGTCCTGCTGACGGGTCGGGCGGGTTCGATGCGGACTGGAAGTACAACGAGCGGTTGAAGATCGAGGACCATCTTCAGCAGGTTGAGGACGATGGTTGCGAGGTGTTCCTGCGTCCGTATCTGACTGGCGGGAACCTGCGGTTTGAGACGCTTGTTGGTTCTCCGGTGGTGGAGATCGGTTCGGAGACGACGTTCGATATTCGTGGGGATTCGTCTCCGGTGCTCGACTTGAAGGTCGAGCGGGACGGGGTTAGGCAGATGACCGGTGTTGCCGCGTTCAGTGGTGGCGGGAAGTCTGCGATTTCTGCGGCTGCGTTCGCGGGTGGTATCGAGGGTCCGGCTGCGATCAGTGTCCGGGATACGTGGGTTGACTTCGCTGACGTGACTGACCCTGACCGGTTGCAGGCTGCGGCGGATCACACGTTCGCGGCTCTGCAATTCCCGACGTCGGCGTGGTCTCTCGGGTTGAACATTTATCCGGATGGGCCGGAGTTCACAGCACCGGGGCACTTGCTTGGTGCGACGGTCGCGTCTGGGCACGAGCGGTTGTCGGCGGGCACGAAACATCTTCGTGTGGTGGCACTGTCGGGTTCCATGGGTATGACGGTGACTCCGGAGGTGCATGATGCCGCTTGATGATCCTTCGGACCCGTCCGCGGAGACCCGCAAGTTGAAGAAGCGTGTTGAACGGCTCGAGGCTGGCACCGCGGACGCTCCTGGGGATAGCGACCATCCGGGTACCGGCTTCGAGTCGATCCAGATTGGTGTTGGTGCGCAGGCTGCACCGATCACGGACACGGATGCTGACGAGGCAATCGCGATCGGTTCGTCTGCGACTGCGGATGGGTTCGGTGCGTGTGCGTTCGGTGCTAGGTCGTATGCGCAGTACGAGAATGCGTCGGCGTTCGGGTGGTTGTCGTTCGCTGGGCATGCGTTCGCTACGGCGATCGGGTATCGGGCGGTTACGACGGCTGCTAATCAGATCCGGCTTGGTCGTTCGTCTGAGACCGTGTCGGTGCCGGGGAACCTTACTGTCGCTGGCACGTTCTCCAATCCGTCAGCGCGTCACCTGAAGCGAAACATCATCCCGGCGCCGGTGCTCAGTGACGTGTTCCCTGAGCTTGTCGAGTACGAGTACATCGAGGGTGACGGGTCGCGCCGTCTGGGGTATATCGCGGATGACCTTGTGGGTACTGATGCGGAACGGTTTGTGCAGGTTGATGCTGACGGGAACCCGGAGGCGATCGATTATCTGGGGTTGCTGGTTGCGCAGAACGCGCAGTTGCAGGCACGGCTGACCGTGCTCGAGAAGCTGATTGAGGGGCTGACGAATGGCTGAACTGGCCCAACTGCCGGGGGTGTTGGATCTCCGCATCTACCGGGGTGATGACTCGAACTTTCAGGTCACGATGACGGACACGGAGTCTGGTGACCCTTTGGTGTTGCCGACGTCGGGTTGGCGTGCGCAGGTGCGTCTCGACACCGCTGTTACCAGCGAGGTTCTGTTCTCGTTGACGGTGGACGCGTCGGATGCTGCGACGGGTGTTATCGGTCTGTCGGTTGTGGGTTCGGATACGGCGGAGCTTGAGGGGCCGGTGTTCTGGGATTTGGAGAACACGGACCTGGACCGCACGTACCTGGCGGGGAAGATTCGGTTGTCGGGGCAGGTGAGCCGCGATGAGTGATATCACCGTTTCGGTCACCGCGGAGCCGGCTGTCACTGTCGGCGTTACTCCGACAGGCGCTACGGGTCCGCAGGGGCCTGCCGGGGCGACTGGTGCGACTGGGCCGCAGGGAGAGACTGGTCCCGCGGGTCCACAGGGTGAGACTGGCGCGGCCGGCGCTACCGGCCCTGCTGGTGAAACAGGCGCGACGGGTGCTGCTGGGCCTGTCGGAGATACCGGGCCGCAAGGTCCGCAGGGTGACCCTGGCGCTACCGGGGCTACTGGGGCGACTGGTGCAACGGGAGCGACTGGCGCTACCGGTCCTGGTGTCGCTGCTGGTGGTACGACTGGGCAGGTGCTCGCGAAGAACTCCGGTACGGATTACGACACGGAGTGGATCGACCCGCCCGAGGGTGGCGGTGGCGGTGCAGCCCAAGAGGTGCGTCACTCAAACGACGGCACATACGACTACACCGGTACCGCCGCGAACGGGACCGCTGAGGGTTCGTCCGGTTGGACTGTCACCCGCATCACACTCACCTCCCCGGTCGTCGTTGAGACGGGTTCGGGGACTTGGACGGGCCGCGCGGGCCTGAGCTACTCGTAAGGGGCAGAGCATGGCTGAACGATGGGCTGTAGCGACGGGCAACTGGTCTGCGACGGGAACGTGGAACGGCGGCACACTCCCCGCCTCCGGCGATGACGTCTACGCCAACAACTTCACCGTCACGGTCGACCAGAATGTGGTGGCGAACAGTCTCCGCATCAACGCGGGTTCGACGGCGGTCGCCGGTGGCAAGTTCACCTGTTCGACCACGCGGACGATCGCGTTGCAGGAACTTGCGGTCGGAGCGCACACGGGCGCATCGACCGCGGTCCTCGAGCTCACGGCCGGGGCCGTCACGCTCACGGTCGCCTCCACGATCACGGGCGATTCAAGCACGACTGGAACCGAGCCTCCCGCGATCAACTGCACTGGCGGTAGTCATGTGGTGACCGCTGACGTGACGGGTGGGGCGTCGGCTCAGTCGCGCGGCGTTGTTGTCACTGGCGGCGCGATCGAGATCAATGGCGACGTCCTGGGCGGGTCGGCCTCGACATCCTACGGTGTCCTGGTGAGCGCAGGCGAAGCGACTGTCAATGGATCAGCGACGGGAGGAGCGGACCCCACCGCCCCTGCCGTACAGGTTTCGGTCGGCGCAGCGGCGACAGTGCGCGGCGATACACGCCCCGGAACCTACTCGACGGGTGGTGCGGGGGCTCCCGCTATCGTCTCGCTCGGCGTTCTCCGAGTCTCGGGCGACGTCTACTCAGGAGGCATGACGGTATCGACCGGCCCGAACGGGTTCTTCCCCATCCAGGGAAACTGGACTGTCATCGACGGTGAGGACATCAGGATTCACCTCTACAACGACGACAACTACCCATCAGGCAACAACGGGTCACAGACCGTGCTGACTCGATACGGGACCAGCAACCCCGCGATCGAGGACGTGCGCGCGGGAGTGATCTACGGCATCTCAGATCAGCTTGAGGGAACCCTCGCCGTCCCGCCGCCGGCGTCTGTTGCAGCGGGTGTCCCCACGGACGACACGGTGGGCACGGCGGCGCTCGGCCTGGCCGACGTACTCGCGGGCACTGGCGCACAGATCGCGGCAGCAACATCCGGTTGAGGTGTGTATCACCGGTTGATGCGGTCCCTCTTGCACACTGTATCAACCAGTGACACAGTGAAGGGCATGACAATGACCACCACAACCACCTACCCGGTCGGCGCAATCCACCTCGACGACGACACCGAATGCACGTCACCCGACGTGTGCGGTCGAACCGTCTACTGGGTGGGCGGTGCCCCACTGCACGAGTTCCCTACACTGGGCGAGTGACAGTCAGGGGCACCGTTCCCGCGAAGCATCAGGCCGCGATCAGGCGTGCTGAGGCTGCGAGGGTGCGTGCTGACCGGGCGTACCGGGACGCGATTGCCGCAGCCGCGAACGACGATGCGTCGATCCGTGAGCTCGCCGCGTTCACCGGCCTAGCCCCCAACACCATCCGCAAGATCATCGACGGCAACTAACCCGCCCCGATCAACCACGAAAGCCTCCGCACGTCGGGGGCTTTTTGCATGCCTGGAGGTACCCGATGCCCACGTACAGCAACGGGTACATCCCCGAAAACCTGCTCGTCATCTTCAAACGCGGATGGAGCAAGATCGACGGCGACTGGTACTGGGGACTCCCCGCAGCAACCTACGCCAGACACCTAGCCCTCGTCGCCCTCGCCCGCAAACGAAACCCCAACGTCACGCTGACCCCCACAGCCGGGTTCTCCTGCTACCGCCCCTACTGGGCGCAAGTCATCGCACAGAAAGTGTGGGGGAACGGGGCCGCAACACCCGGAACCTCGTCACACGGCGGGTTCTGGGAGGGCCGGCAGACGCTCGCGATCGACTACCACAACTGGGGTCAGGTCTACGGGTGGAACCAGGCGGCATGGTTCGCTGACGTCCGTTCGGTCGGACTCACCCCGGGAATGATTATGCGTTCCCGCGGCTACCCCGACGAACCGTGGCACGTGATCGACCTTGACCCGTGGGGTGCTGTGCCGGCCTTCGCTGGTGTCTTCACACCGTTCGTCGGCACCCAACCAATCATCGAGGAGGAGGCCGACATGCCCCTATACATTCGCAACACGGCCCGCGGTGACTACGCCGTGCAGCCGGGCGTCGTGAAGCACATCGCCAACCAGAACGTGCTCAACATCCTCATGGCGGCGAACCCTGCCGCGGTGAAGCGTGTCGATGTCGCCGACCAGAACCTTGACGCTGTTCTCGGTGGCATCGGTGGGATCAGCCCGGCCGAGATTGCCGCGCTCCCCGCGAACGGGCTCTGGGTGTCGGGACAGCTCACGTCGAACCCGACCCTCGACTACGGCAGCTCACGGCCGAGGCAGGAAGTCGTGCTGCGCTCGATGGACGGGAAGCTCGATGCGCTCCTCGGGCCTGACCTCGCGGCACGTGTCGAAGCGCAACTCGCGGATGAGTTCGCGGCGATCCCTGACGCCGTGATCGACGAGCAGCGCGATCGGCTCGAGTCGTGACCACGCCACCGGATGACTCGCCCCCGTTTGTCAAGGTCACTCTCGACGTGATCTATCAGAAGCTTCTCGACGTCGACCAGAAGGTCAACCCGGTCCCGGAGATCGTCAAGGACCACGAGGGCCGCATCCGAAAGCTTGAGATCCAGACCGCTATCCAGTGGGTCGGGTTCGGGCTGCTCATTGCTGTGGTTGGTGGCGCTGGCATCAACCTGCTCATCATCCCCTAGGAGGAACCATGTCCAAGTACGCAGACAAACAGTTCTGGGTCGACACGTTCGACCGTGCAGTGGCGACTGTCGCTCAGGCCGGTGTCGCAACCCTCACCGC